TGATGGCTCTGATACACATACTGACGGAACTGCAAGAGCGTTGACTCTTGCTATGATAGACGATGTGGCACAGCAAATTTACGTTGATGGGGGTGAACCAGATATGCTTGTAGTGTCTCCATCTAAAAAAGCAACTTTTAGTGGCTTATCATCTGGAAGTGTTGCATCAAATCAAATCGAAATGACAGCCTCAGCACCAAGTGATGCGGTGATTGTGGGTAGCGTTAGCCTTTATCTTCACGATTTTGGTAAATTAAACGTGGTCATTGATAGACATATGCAAGACGACAGAGTGTATTTATTAGATAACGATTATATTTCTATGGGTGCATTACCTAATAGAAGTTTTGCAGTTTCTGATATTGCACCTACTGGTGATGCAACTAAGAGTGCTATTGTCAGTGAGATGACTTTCATACCTACGGCTCCAAAATCGATGGGGGCAGTTTTTGACCTTTCTTAAATCATTGATTTAATTAAGAAAAATTAATTAGGGGGTGTAATAGCCCCCTTTTTATTGGGGGAAATTAAAATGCTTATTACAAAAAAATTAGTAAAATTTAATAATCTAATTATTAAGATTTCTAAACAAACAAATAATTTAAAAGATTTATCAGAAAATCGTTGGGGCTATAAATATGGCAAAAAGACAACAGAAAGTTTCATATAGTCCAAAGAAAAAAACGAAAAGACGACACAAACCTAAAGGACACAAACATAGAAAAAAGATGAGTCCAAAATCAAGTTTAAGGGTAAGACATGGAAAAAATAATAAGTAAAGAAAATGGTAAAGTAACTAAGATGAAGTTTGAGGGTGATCAAACCTTAATCGAAACAGAACAACAAGTTGACCATATTCTTGAACATAATAAACGTAAAAGTAATAGTTATGAAAAAGGTTCGTTGATTGGCAATACACAAAAGCATCAACAACATATCGCAGAGATACCTGTAACTGTTTACTATGAAATGCTTAAAAAATTAGGTGATCCTAAACATAATCAAAAAGCATGGAAGAAATGGTTAAATGACCCTGATAATAGATTTTTTAGAACGGGTGGAGGTAAAATCTAATGGGACTCGCTAATTTTTCAGAACTTAAAACATCAATAGCTAACTTCTTAGCACGTGATGATTTAACTACACAAATTCCAGATTTTATAACACTAGCTGAATCACGTTTAAGTCGTGAGTTATTTACTCGATTTAGTCATGATAGAGCAACAGCTACTACAACTGCGGGAGATGATTTAATTTCATTACCGACTGATTTTAGGCAAATTGAAACTATTAGAATAAATAGTTCGCCACGAAGAACGCTAACGTATTATTCACCTAATTCGCTAAACACAAACTTTCCTAGTGATAGTCGTGGTACACCACAAGGTTATACAATCATTGGTTCAGAAATACGTTTAGCACCAACTCCAGATTCAGTATTAACGTTAGAAATGGTATATTCAAAACGTATTGAGGCATTATCAGATTCTAATACAAATAATACTATTTTAACTCGCCACCCTGACGTTTACCTTTATGGTGCATTACATCATGCATCTGTTTATTTATTAGATGAGGTAAAAAGTCGTCAGTATGATGAGTTATTTACAAGAGCAATACAAGAGATAATCGTTAGTCATGATAAGGAAAAGTATGGAAGTGCTTTGGCTATGAAAGATGACTATACAAAACAATTAATAACTATTACGGGATAAAAAAATGTCAGCATCAAATTATTTAGAACTAAAACTGTTAGACCATGTTTTAGGATCAACAAGTTACTCTCAACCCTCAGCTATTTATGTTGCACTTTCAACGGGCAGTTTCAATGATGATGCCAGCGGTACTGAGTTGTCGGGTTCTGGATATAGTCGAAAAGCGATAACATTTGGTACTGCAAGTAGTGGTTCTATTGCAAGTAATAGTGCTGTTGAGTTTGATACAGCTACGGGTTCATGGGGCAGTGTTGGGTTCTTTGGTTTGTATGATGCTAGTTCAGGTGGAAACTTATTATATCATGGGGCATTTTCTTCAGCCAAAACAATAGCGACTGGAGATATATTAAAAATTGCCAGCGGTTCATTAACTGTAAGTTTAGATTAAGATGAATGGCAATAGTACCCATACATTTAGAACAGCTTGATCAATATGGTACATTAGAGCAATTAGATGCTGTAATAAACTCATTAGATGATTTAGATACAACATTTATAGATTTTAGAAATCCTCATTTAGAGCAACTTGATAATTGGGGTAGTTTAGATACACTACCTTTTTCGTTAGACAGTGCAAGTTGGGAAACTGCATTTGTACGTTTTGGTTCTGGTACAGTATCAGCTACATTTAGTACAACTGCTGAGGCTCAAGTAGGTGAATCAGTTGATGGTTCAACAACATCTACATTTACTGTTTCTGGAAGTGCATTACGTTTACGTACTGTTGATTCATCAATTAGTTCAGCAACAACACTTAGTGGAGATGCTTTACGTCTTAGAACTGCTAGTGGTACATTAAGTAATATTTTTTCACTGACGGGTTCAGCAACATTACTTAGAACTGTAAGTGGATCGTTATCGCATAACTTTACATTATCAGGGGCGTGTACCTATGAGGCAAGTATGTCAGGAACACTGGCTCAAACTTTTGCTACAAGCAGTACACCAAATGCTGAATTTGTAAATAGTGGTTCAATAACATCAAGTTTTACAGATTCATCAGAATTATTTAAACAAGGACAAGAATGGAGTGATTCAAGTTCAAGTGTTGACGAAACATGGACACCACAAAGTAGTGCAAGCGAATCATGGACACCACAATCAAGTAGTGTTAGTGAAAGCTGGACAAGTCAAACTGTTTCATCTGATACTTGGACAAGTCAATCATCAAGTGGAGAAACATGGCTAGGACAGTAAGAAGAACATTAAACGAGTGGTTACCTGACCAACCTATTTATGGAAATAGAGGATTATCAGTAGCGACAAATGTATATCCTGTTGCACGAGGTTATAAACGTTTTCAAGCACTTTCTGATTTTTCCAATGCGGGTACTAATTATTTACGT